AAGATCGCATACGGCAATGTCACTGACGATGTTGCCATGACGTTCCTCGTGCTGAAGTAATCCTTGACAGCGTAGTCATTCAGCACGAGGAACGTCATGGCAACATCGTCAGTGACATTGCCGTATGCGATCTTCTCAACCTTTGTACCCATCTGGTAGTCATATGTGGCAATCTGACGACCAGGTAGTTGAACATCCTTACACAGGAGGTTGAGATCCTTGGATGGAATGTTCGCTCCGGGAATCTGGGGAAGGTCAACTTGGAACAAGTTCGAACGCGCAATGCCGCCCTGCTGGGCAACGAGTGCTTTGAACCGATCAACGGAAATCGTCATTTAACCCTCATTCTCGAATCTTTATACACCTCATGAGAGGTTGCTTTCTGCCAATCTGCCACGGGTAAAAAGACCGCAATCTCATAATCGGTTGGTGGAATTTTTGCAAGACGACTAGCGAGGTGGTCTGTTAGGTAGTGCTTGATACACGGCTTAAAGTACTTCATTTTTGCTACGCTTTTGAGCATTGAATATGTCACAGTGAAGCGAGTAGACTGATCATACTTATCGTTATTCAGTGTATCCAACAGAGCATCTAATAGTTTTGCACGAAGGATGGGTGGCAAATAGTGAAAATTCAACCCAAGAAAACCACCTTCAGCAGGTCCAATTACTACAACCAGAGGAAACGAGTCGTAGTAGGGGAGTGTCTTCTTGTGTTTGGGATCGTAAAAGAAGTAGAACATGTTTCCAATTGCTGGTTCATCACGCAAAACAAGTGGAGCTTCTTTCATTAGGTTAGACCTGTTGATTCTGTCCCCTCTCATGTCCTGAACACGCTTGCGGAACCACTCTCTTGATTGGGCAGTTCTTGGTTGAATGCCGGCTCTGAAAGCTTCCATTTCAAGTGTATTGAAAAGATTGCTACTCTTGCTGTTCTTAGCCATTCTTGTGAGCCTTGTTGATGTGTCTAGTAACGTGTGTACGTGTGGATTCAAAATCACAGAGCGGACACTTCATTCGAGAAGCCTTCACCACTTGCGACATATGCTGCCTGAATTCATCGGATTGAGGTCGCGTGTTATGTTTGGTAAGGTGCTCTCGAAGATTTTGGCGATGGATAGAGGACTTAGGTTTTGACATTCTAGCTTTGGTAATATCAGAAACAACTCTACCACTCATCCAGCCCTTCACTCGCTTCTTCCACTCATCAGTTTGAAAATAGCTCATGTCTCTTGTTTGAACACCTTGGCGAATAGCTTCCAATCTCGCTTCTTCTGTTCCAACTTGTCCCGTTAATCCCAACCAAGCGAGTTTGTCTTGCCACCTACCATGCGTCTCCCACAACACACGATGGGCCTCAGCATGCTCTTCAATCGTTAATTCAACCAAGTTTGATGGATCGTCAGTTCCACCCGCGTGTTTTGGGATAATGTGATGCTTATGCTTCAATCTTTTCTGTTGACCTTTTGAGAATTCATGGTAAAATAAAGAGCTCTGCGTTTGTGGCGGGTGTAGTACCCCTTAACGCTTCTTCACTTTAAGAGGCTTTAGAGGTTTCAATTTGGAAGCCTTGGGTAGAGGTCGAGTCATGATCCCGAGCTTGTATAGTTCATTCTCAGTCCACACGTCAAACACCCACCCATTGTCTCGTGCATATTTATCCGCCGCTTCCCACTTACTTTGATTCTTGACATAAGTGATAGATTCCCGAATGTACTTATCGGAGTTCTTTGGCCCGTCAGGCACCTTCGTCTCTTTGGCAGGCTTAACCTCAATGATAAATGTCTGTCCAGTCTTTGTCGTGTATTTGAGGTCCACGAAGTACCGCCGCATCTTCTTGTCGATTGGGGAATAGTATGGAACAACAACTTCCTCTGACGACCATGACACCACATCGGGGTTGTTGTCCAACCACACAAAGCAGTGCCGCTCCCACATCGAGCGAAACACCACGTTGTTGGCGTTGCCCTTGTACTTAGCACGATTAGTTGGTTTGAAGAATCCTTTGTACGACATTTGCGCCATAAATAATGCAACACTAGCATCCTATTTATCAGGTCACTTATGCAAGTACTTAAAGACGACGGCCCGCAGCTGAGGTTTCCCCGAGATCACCAGTTGGAATACAAAGGAATCATGGAGTTCCGAAGAATCACAATTGCGCCGCCAACTATTGATCTGTTTGGGGGGTTTGATTTTGTTGAGAATTACCTCACACAATCTCTTGATGATGAGGGTATTGGAACAGGTCAGTTAGCAAAACCAACAACAGACATTGCTGGTGTAGTTGAGGGCCGATCCCAACACACCAACTCATTTCCAAACATTACCCTTTACCTTCCTCAAGCAATCCAACTGAACGACAGCATTGTGTATGACAACACCGTGCAGCTTGGAATTGCGGGTGCAGCAGTTGAACAAGCATTAAACGCTGGAGGATCAATCTTTAAGGCGATGAACTCGGCGTTGGCAGCAGGCACGAGCACTTTCACTGATCTATTCAATGCGAACGCCACACCTGACATGGCTCGCTTGGCTGTTGCACGTGCTGCTCAGATGTCTCCAAATCAAGATGTGGCGGAAGCATTCACTAGCGCGCTACGCACAACCATCAATCCCAACCGCCGAACATTGTTCCGCGCTGTGGCTCCCCGTGAATTCAGTTTCCAATTCAAAATGGTGGCATCGTCCCCAGAAGAAGCTGTTGAGATTGAAAAGATTATATACTTCTTCCGCGAGGAGATGTATCCTGAGGGGCTTGGGGAAGAGTTCGTTGTCGGCTACAAATATCCTAATATGTTTGACATTCGGATGAAGTATGCGGATAGCAAGGTGGGATACAGTTTCCTTCCTTGCTATCTATCTGGATTTCAGACAGTCATCAACCCAACGTCAATGAGCTTCCACGCAGATGGAAAGCCGTCAGAGGTCGATGTCACCATGACATTCCTCGAAGAGCGCTCAATGATGAAGAATGACATTCGGGAGGGCAAGTAATGTCGTATTTCGCCAGCTACCCATTTGTGTTGTATAAGTTTGGGGGGCTGCCTTCTCAAACGGTGTTCAATGACCTCTCTGCATATGTTGATGTGGTTGACAATATCAAAGACAACACCAGTTTTTATGTCAAGCAAACGATCCTCGATAATGAGCGGCCAGACACACTCTCCGTGAGACTGTACGGCATTGCATCATTATACTGGACGTTCTTCTACATGAACGACCACCTTCGAGAGCGCGGCTGGCCGCTGAACAATCAACAGTTAACTGCATTCATTCAAAAGCGGTATTCATACACCACCATCACCACACGTGACTCACTGATTGGTGTTATGCCAGTTGGGGCAATGGTGGAGGGTCTAACAAGTGGAGCAAGAGCAGTGATTCGATCTCGCCGGGTCGATTTCGGTCAATTGAACGTGGAGATGGTATCAGGTACTTTCCTACCTGCTGAGTTGATCAAGATGGTAAACAACGATGTCATACAAATAGTACTTGTGCAGTCTGTTGTACCACAATACAACGCGATTAAGATGTGGCGGGATGTTGACGGAAACAATGTGGATGTCGACCCAGCTGTCGGCACAAGCGCATTTGACACACCCGTGACATTCTACGAGCAAGCCATTGATCAAAACGAAGAGTTGCGCTCAATTCGAGTGATCAAACCACAATCTATATCAGCCGTGCAGTCGGCATTCAGGGAAGCATTCAACACATGAACTCTCTTGAAAATGCAGTGTCAGCACACTCATTCATCATTGAGCGTGCTGACCTAATCACTCCCCAGATTCCCGATAAGCGCTTCGACTTGAAGAATGTGATTCTAGATATTGACATATTCGAACACATCAACAAGCCGTATCTCACAGGTACGGTAACGGTGATTGATGACACGTCGCTGTACTCTGGAATCAACTTCAAGGGAATTGAATACCTCGCGCTGACGGTGCGCCTCCCTGATCCTGGATTCAAACCAATCACCAAGGTGTTTTACATTGACCGTGTTGTCACTAACCAACGTGCGAACGACCAGGAAGCTGTACTGATGTTTCACATCAGCGAAGACATCAAGTTTATTGATGAGTTCATCAATGTCAACGAAAGCTTCGAGGGTAAGGGATCGGAAATCATCAAACAACTGATGAAGCGATACTTTGAAAAGGATGTCGACGTAGATAAAAACTCATCCGACATCCAACCCCCATTCAAAATTGTGGTGCCAAACATTTCTCCTTTGTCAACTGCTGACTGGGTGAAAGATCGAATCACCTCACAGCTTGGGGCGCCATACTACCTGTATAGCACACTTGCAAAGCAGGATCTGTTTCTTCGCAACTTTGAGACAATGATCTTCAATCCTGTCAACACAAAGATTCCATTCCGCTACAGCCAGGCGCTGGTCAACAAGAGCCAACTTTCTTTGGATGAGGAAATGTTCATCATTGAAAACCACCACGACAATGAGACAGCAGACATC